ATAACAAACGATACGATAGATAAGATAGAAGAAATTTTATTTAACATGATTAGAGATGCATTTTTAAAGGCATTAGTGCCTGTTACCATTATAACCTTTGTGTCTGTAATGGCTATTGCACCTCTATATGTCACGTTATCTATGATGACTAGAAGCTATACTTCAAGCCAACCTTAGTTCCCTTAGTTGTCTTATCTCCTGTAACAATAGCGAACTCACCATAAGCGTTCAACTTATCGCTTAAATCATATCCGCCACCAATTTTAGCAGACACTTTAGTGTCAGAATCTCCTACAGAAGGATTGATGAAACTAGGACCACCTTGTAGGTAGAACGATCCATTCTCTCCAACAGTGTTTTCGTAACCGATATGGAGGTCTATAACATTACCAACAAACTCTCCTCCTAGGTCAGTTTGATTAAATTCTGGGTTTAAATAGAAACCTGCATAAGCTGGAACGCTAAGTGCTACAGACGCAGCAGATAGTGTTAAAAGTTTTTTTAGCATTTAATTAAAAAAAAATTACTAAATAACAGTTTAGCGTCAATCTACAGTTTCGCTTGAGACTTCTTGTGATACTTCCTCTTCTTTCACAAGCTCACACAATTCTGCATATTGTGAATTTTTTATATTAAATTCACCTAAAATTTGAGATTTTTCACTATTAATCTTTGCTTTTTCATTATCTAATTTTTTCCCTTGTTCATCTAGGGCGTTATATTTATCCGCCAAGGCTTGCGCTTCAGCTTTACGCTCTTCACATCTTTCAGATAATTTTGACATAAAAATAATATAATTATTTCAAATTTTATCTGTTTAGATAAATATCAGCAATGCAGATTTACGAACTAGGCTCTGTAGGCCATGTAATGTTATATGGATCAGATTGTGTTTGGGGAATTTGTCTAAGCTCATTTCTATAGTTTTTCCAATCATCAGACAAGGTAAGGTCACTACTAGCTCTCCAATCTGTATCTTTTAATTTTTCATCTCTTTCAAATCTTATATTTTCCCATTGTTGATTTATTAGAGCAGTCTGTTCATCTGTTGTTGTATTTTCTACCTTTACGTTATAAGCTTTACCACCTTCGACATAAGCATCTACTGAAGATAGCTTTTGTGTTGGTGTTGTAAAGGTAAGAGTTTCTATAAGTTCAACTACATTATTTGCTGTTAAAAAATCTGAATTAGGACCAGCAGTAGTAAAGCTAGTGTTAGGAAATAATTCTTGGATCGTACCAGTGTTTTTTACAGTAAAGCCTTCGATAATTGCGTAATTCATAGTTAGTTAATGTCCAAAACGGGTTTTGTCAATGTTCCAGTTGGTAGTGACTTGTGATGATGTTAGACCAGTTCCAATGTAAAATCTAAATATTGCAAATTTTCCTCTGTAGTTGTAATTAGATCCAGCTGGTACATTTGAAGTAATAACAGTTTTTACACCAGTACTGGTCATTGCCTGATCATAGTCAGCTTTATTAGTCCAAGTAGATGCTAATGAGTTGTTTCGATAAAATTTCATATTATTACTGCTGTTACCAATTCGAGAAAAGACTAAATGCTCCCATCCATGATAAGCTCCATCTTGAAAATAAACACTGCTACTATCTAAATTTGTAAAACTACCTGGTGTAGTTGTAGTTGAAGCAATAAACCAACTACTGATCCTTATTTTTCGGCTTCTTATTTGTATTAATACATTTTGTTTGTAGTTTTGTGAAGTCATTGGCCTATTTTGAAATAAATTCATCAGTCCATTAGCTGTTCTCGAATTTTCATAATATGGATTCCACCAAAATTCAAGAGTAAAATCGCCCGTTCCTATATTGTGAAACAAGTCTGAATTTCTACTGATAGTAGCACTATTAGTAGAATCATCCGTTAAAATAATATGACCACCATTGTCTGAAGAATATGAAATATTGCCATTTGGATCATTTATAGTACCACCATTGTTATTACCACTTAAATCAGTAATTGATGTCCCACCACTACTATAAGAACTTGAATTACCAAAATCCCAATGCGTAGTTAAATTTGTTGTAATGCCACTAAATGAACTACCAGCACCAGCAGCAGATCTGAGACGATGCGATAGTATCACGACAGATCTCCTACTAATGCACCATACAATTGACTTCCTACTTTAAATAATTCTATTGCTGTAGCATTTGCACCGCCAAGCGTAGGAGCAGATCCACCGTTCCACTTCATAGTAGGCCAAGTTAAAGTATAGTTTGAACTACTTGCTGTCACTATAAGCAGCATTGATTGACCAGTGGTTAAACTATCAGTTGCAGTTCTATTTGCTCCTAAAGTCCAAGTCTGTACCATTCCGTTATCAGGATCTAAGGCAACAGAAGAAGCGTCAGTTATAGCAAATACATTTTCATTTATTGCATCTTCAAAAACAACGGAACCTGTAAACGTACCAGTAGATGCTGTTAATGCTCCAGAAAGACTTGTAGCAGCACACGTTCCAGTGACACTAACACCAGTTGATGTAGTTGCCAACTTTGCAGATCCGCTATGTTTTAAACTAACGCTAGAATCTGATGCAATAGATACTGCGTTATTAGAGTTGGACGGATGTTGTATTTCTTCTACTTTTATTGTTGACATAATAATTAAAAACGCATTATTTGTATTTTACCCTCTTAACTAGGCTTTGTCGGCCATGTAATATTATCTGGGTCGGATTGAGTTGGTACATCTCTAAGGGCTTGTCTATAGGTTTTCCAAGCATCAGTTATAGCAACTCCTGTTTCAGATGCTTTTGAAACGACCCAATCTGTTTCTTTAAGTAAGTCATTTCTTTCATTTCTTATATCTTGCCATTTATCAACAAGGATTTCAGATTCAGTAGGTTTGGTTGCGTTAATTTCTGAGATTTCCTCATCAGTCATTGCAACTAATACACCGTTTACATACTTGTTCATTTAAGTCTCCTTATATTTATAAAGTATAACCTCAGTATTGGTTGTAAAATTATAACTACTACTACTTTCTCCATATAATGATGTTAATCGTATTCCAGAAATTCTAGTAGAACTGTAATTTGACCAAGTACTATCATATCCCAAATAACCCATACTAATGGCGTATTTTCCAGAATCAAATTCTGGTAAGAAATGACCTTGTGATCTTATCCAACCTCTATAACCTGTATGGAAATCCATTTCAAATTCACTATCTACATATGCGTGTCCTGCTCCACGCAAAATTCTAAATGAAGAAGCCGATGAAGCCCCAGTACTAGTTGATCCATTTCTTATATTCATATAACTATAATCTTGAGCTAAAGCTGTACTACTACCATCTAAAAAAACTTTTATAACAGGTTCGTCCGCACTAGTTAAAATTATTTTTTTTGCATATAATTTATAAACAGAATCATAACTTAATCCTGTAAAGTCTATAGAAGCTACAGAAGAACTGCCAACTGTTGTTTTGCTTACAAACTCTAAGGAACCACCACCTACATTAGTTAGGTTTGACCCATCAATAGCTGGTAATGTACCTGTCAGGTTAGCTGCAGGTATAGAAGTTAAACTTGCACCAGACCCTGAAAAAGTTGTAGCTGTACAATCACCATTAACAGTCGCACCAGTGCTAGTAAGATTGATTGTCGAGGAAGAGTGTTGTCTAGATTGAATGGTATCTACTTTTATTGTTGACATAATACTTAAATGTACATTGTTTTAAGTTTACCCTCCTTCAAGGGTTTTTACTCTAGCTGATAACTCTTTTATAGCATTAACAAGGATTGGTACAAGTCTTTCGTATTTCATTCCATAAGACATTCCATCTTCATTCAAATGCACAGAAAGAGAATTATCATTATCTGCTCCGTAACCATTAGATTGTTCTACTGCAAGTGCTTCCTGTGCTAAAAACCCAATGTGTAATTGACTCCTTTTTTTAGAGCCGTCTGGTGTTCCATAAGGTTCTTCATCTGTTCCATACCATGTTCTTCTATCCCATCTATAGGTAACTGGTCTTAATGCTTCGATCCATTCCAACCCCTTAGTGAAGTCAGTTACATCTGTTTTATCTCTTTGATCTGAAGAAGATATTGAGGTATCAGCACAATATAAGTTAGTAACATTGTTATCACCTAAACATACTATCCCATCAGCAGTAGTAACAGTTCCTGAAGGTGATAAAGAAGTTCCAGTATTAGCACCTAAGAAAAGATTTCTTTTACCAGTTGTAACTTGCCAGCCAGCAGAATAACCAACTGCTGTGTTATTCCAACCTGTTGTGTTTGCTTCTAAAGCTTGCGCTCCAATTCCAACTAGACCTTCACTCGTTGAGACTTTTCCAGCGTTGTAACCTATTAAAACACTACGATCCTGACCAGATGCAGCACCCAAAGCAGCACCAGCATCATAACCAAACAGTGTGTTCTTATTTGCATTTGTTCCACTAAAGCTATTTCCTGCATTTGTTCCACCGACAGTATTAAACTGTGCATCAGAAGTAACACCACCACCTGCATCTGCATATTCCAACTGTCCTACTGCTTCATTTGCTGGAGTTCCTGTAACGCTTTTTACTTTCAAAAACTTACCAGCCTCTATATTATTATCTGGCAGAATCATTGTATAAGACTGACCAGCATTATGATTAGGAGATTTTATCTTTACACCATGAGTTTGTGCAGAACAGTTTAACCTGATCATTGCGTCATCTCCACCCGCACCCTTAATCTCTAACTTACCTGTACCGTTAGGAATAATTCTTACATTTCCATCCGTGGTATCAGTTTGAATTTCATCAACAATAACTTTTGACATAATTTTTAAATAAGAAACAAGTTAAACAAAGGTCATAGTGGAGTTTGCACTCACTGTTAGGGTAGCACCAGAAGCAACAATCATAGGACTAGCTGCTACATAATTAAAGTTTGCTGTTGTAGTAAAGCTGTTATCCATTTGGTTTTCTGCTTCCACAAATAACTTTTCGTTTGAACTGCCAACCAAACCTGATCCTGCATCAGTAAAGCTTAAGACTCCACTTCCATCTGTTTTTAAAACTTGTCCGCTACTACCATCTGCTGCAGGCAATGTAAAAGTAACATTTTGAAGTTGTGTACTATTTGCTTGAAAATATGTTTTGTATGCAGTAGAAGTATCTCTATCAAATGCAATTTGTGTATTACCTTGAATCTCTAAAATACCATTATTACCACTCATAAGCTGAGTGGATAAACTACTTTGATCAAATATGATTGTAGGTTGAACACTACGAAAACTAAGATTACCGCTCCCATCAGTCTGTATGCAATGTCCATTACTACCGTCTTGGTTTGGTAATGTAAATGTTACGGAACTAGCTACGTTTGCTGCTGCCTTAAGACTTGTATAGTTTGTACCATTTGAGGAATTTTCAAATAAACGTAATTCTTTTTCATTCTCAATAAGAATATTAAAACCATTAGTTTCTAAATCACCACCTAGCTCTGGTGTTGTGTCATTAACAATATCACTTAAACCTCCAGCAGGTAGATTTGTTAATGCCGATCCATCTATAGCTGGTAAGGCACCAGTAAGTTTTGAAGCTGTCAAACTTGTTATACGAGCATCAGCTACTGTACCAGTAAGTTCTCCAGCAGGAATAGAAGTTAAAGCTGAACCATCTCCACTTAATGCAGTAGCTGCTACTGTTCCTGAAACTGTTAAACCTCCCGATAACGACCCACCAGTCAATGCAAGATATGTACTATCAGAAGTAGTTCTCTCTGCTACCGTTACAGCATTTAAACCAGCAGGTGTTACAACCTTGTCAGTTGCTGTTCCACCAGTTGTTTCAGCATTAGTTGCCAGTTCAGAAATACCTGCAACTGTATCACTAGCAACAGGAGTAGATAAACTTCCTGGCCCAAATATTTTTACAATACTATTATCACTAGCTCGCATAAAACCACCAATACTATTGATATTGGCATTTACTGCAAGCTCTCCAACAGCAGGTAAGTCAGATGTTGTAGGAATCCTGTCCTGTACAACACTATTTTTTAATTTAATTCTTAAAGCCATAGCTTATACAAGCATAAAATCACCCATATACATGGGATACTCATATCTTACCGTATTAAAAAGTTCCCGCTTCAATGATTTGTACATTTGTAAATTGACCAGTAGATCCAAATTGCAATAAATTACCTTGAACAGGACTATTAACATTCACATCAGTAAGATCATTTAAATTATTAACACTTCCTGCTCCTGATAAAGTATCAATTCTATCCCAGTCATTTACACCCATACATAAACACCAGTCACCAGCATCAAAAGTAACTGTTGGTACAACTGCTGTTCCATTTCCAGGTGTTTGACAAACAAAGTATGCCCCTGTATTAGCAGCCGTTCCCGCTGGAATTGCATTACCAGCAGTAAAACCTGACTGTATTCCAAAAGAAGTTAAGGTAATAATTAATCCATTTGTTGCATCAAAAGTACCGCAGAACCTTAAGTTTTCTTCTGATAATCGTCCAAAACCTACAGAGAAAAAACTGTTGCCATTAAATATTCTTAATTGTCCTGTTGATTCCTGTAACCAAAAAACACCTGTTGGTAAATCAGAAATATCAGGTGATGCCTCTTGTATGAAACCAGTAGATAAGTTTGCAAGCTTATCCATAGTTATAGAATCATTAGCTAATATGTTCGTTCCAAAAGTTCCTGAAGTGATTTTACTTGTGGGTAAATCTGGTATATCAGCAGATACAAGAGTTGAACTTGAAGTCACTAACCCTTTTGAATCTACAGTAATTTTTATATGAGTTCCAGGAGTGACACCACTATCTGTGATTGATAAAATACCATTAACATCTACAGCCAAAGGTGCAGAAGCAGCAGGAATAATAACACCACCTTTTGAAGTGGAAGTTGCAGCAGGTAAATCAGAACCAGTAAGATCTACCGAACCAGTAATTAATCCTTGATTATTAAATGTAATACCTGAACGAGTTCTACCAACAACTGTATTATTTATAGATACTTCACCTAAGTTTGAAACAGCTAAACCACCTGAAGAAGGAATACTTACTGCTCCTATGGTAGTGGCTGTTGCTTCTGGCAAATCACTTGCAACTAATGCTGCTGTGGCTGTAATAAGACCCTCACTATTATAAGTAATACCATTTCTTGCAGAAGCTCCACCTGTTACAGCATTATTAATACCTAAATTACCTGATGCTACATTTAAAGATCTATCAAGATTTGATGTATTTAATTTAGCTGCCGTAAGACTTCCATCTGTAATTTTTGTACCCGAAACACCTGATATCTTATCATCAGTAACAGCAGAATTAGAAATAGCAGCAGTATCTACAGAATTATCTGCTAATTCGCTTGCTCCAATAGCATTAGCAGCAATTTGTGTAGAAGTAATAGTATTATCTGCAATTTTTAAAGCAGTAACAGCATTATCAGCTAGTTTACTTGTTGTAATATTTAGATCTGTAACCTTTGCAGTCGTAATCGCATTTGATGCAATAGCTGCACTTATAACCGCATTGTTTGCAAGCTCAGATGAACCGATAGCACCACTAGCAATATTACCTGCTTCTATTGTGTCAGTAGCAATTTTTACTCCTGATATTGCACCATTAACAATAGCTGCCGTATCAACAGAGTTATCAGCAAGTTCATTTGCAGTTATGGAATCATTAGCTAACTGTGTAGAAGTAATAGAACCAGAAGTTAATTTTGCTCCAGGTATATCACCATTGCTAAAGTTTGTTTTTGCAAAAGTTATTGTGCTATTAGCAATCTTTCCATTTGTTACAGCTAGATCAGCTAATTTATTCTCAGTAATACTTGCATCTGCAATAGAAGAAGCATTTATAATTCCAGTTACAAGCTCATTTGCTGTAATTGAATTTGCAGCTATCTGTGCTCCTGTAATTGTGTTATTAGCTAATTTTGCACCTGTTATCGTTCCATCTAATATCTTTACATTCGTTACAGCATCGTTAGCAAGAGAAGCTGTAATAATTTCCCCTGCACTTAAAGGATAACTTAAAGCATTAGCTGGTATTGATGCAGCATCTACAAGCCCTAATGCACCTTGTACTAAATTTTTTGCAGTGATTTTTTTTGTTTCAGAAGCACTAACATCTGCAACAGCTATAGGATCTGCTGCCTGTAAACTACCTGAACCTAATTCAGCTAGTTGTGTAATTTGTAGATCTGCCATGTTAGATAGTCGTTAAGTACATCATAAATCTCTATTTAAGTATCTTCAAGTAAAATACCATTACCATCTTCTTGCAAGATCTTATTATTGTTTTCCTGTAACAAGAAGGATGGTGGTGCTCCACTGTGTAATCTTATTTCTCCATTTGTAACAAATTCTATTCTCGCTTCAACTACTCCTGTTGCAGGAACTGATATCGCTACATTCGTAACAACACAAGAAGACTGATACCAAACACTATCTACAGTCTGTACTGGATCATGATATACATAAAATCTACCTTCAAAATCTGAACCCTGTTTCATTCTTACCAATAATTGACTTAAGTAAACAGGAAATTCTGGACTAATAAAATCATTTGTATCAGACTGAAAATGTCTATGTTGCCATATAGTTTGTATTGTTCCTTGCCCTGATATAAGTCCATTTTCATACTGCTGTCTAAATTCTTGTCCTAAATTTGTTACATCAACAGTATCTCTAGTAGTAGTTATTTCAAATTCTGTAATTTTTGCAAGTGGTTTAAATGAAGAATTTCTTGTCCTTATTAAAATATCTTTTTTTGAAGAAGGAACACTAAGAGGTAGAGCATCTGAAGTCTCACCCGCTAAAGAAGCAGCAAAACTGTTATATAACTTAATTCCACCCATTTCATCAATATGTATAAATTTCAATAAGTCAGGAAAATTATGACCAGTTAATAACTCTAAATTACTTTTATCTACAGTTTCAATTTCTATCTGATCTCCTGTTATTAAGGAACCAACAACATCTTCTACAGAAAATCTTTTCTTGGTTGTATTAATATCAGCAGGATCTAATGATGTAGCTAAATCTGCATTTAGCGCATCACGTTTTAATTCTATAAAACCTGTAGATCCAAAATATATAGCCATTTATAATGCAAGGCCAGTAGGTGCTCCATTAACTTCAAAATTTAAATCTGCTGCCATTACTTCTCCTACACTATTGTTCATTGTCAAACTTGTAGGTTGTGCTGCAAATTGTATAAATCTTCCGCTACTTGATCCATCTTTAATTCTTAATTTAAACACAAAATTTGTAGTACTTTCTGTATTACTACCATCACCAGCAGAACTACCTGTTTTAATGACATTATTTATAAGAGTACTTAAAGAACCAGATCCTGATCCAGCAGAATCTTGATAATAATAAATACTTGCATTTCCTGTATAGCTTCTAATTCCTGGAATAATTGTTCTATCAGTATCTTCTAAAGATACAGTTTCTAATATCGCTTGATTAAAAGTAAAAGACCATGACCTGACTTTGGCAACTTTTGTACCATTTATCAGTAATTCACCTTCTTTTCCTGAATAGTAGCCAGCCATCGTTTTAAATAAATTTTAAATTCATTCTAATCCCCATCAAGACATGCGACAAATTTACATTGCACATTAGAAATGCCAGGTCTGACACTTGTTACTGTAGGGGGACCATCAAATCTATATCTTAACTTAATTCCAGTGTTATCATTTTCTTTTTGTTTATTACGTAAATTAGTGTCATTAATTCCTGCTAAAGCAGTTGAATCACCAAAAAAAATATAGTCGTAATCTCTATTAACAGCATCATATAAATCTAAGATCTGATTTGCTTGGAAATCTGTAATATTTGTAAAGCTCAATGAAAGTTTTGCATCTGTTTTTTTATTTCCATATCTAATTACACTCTTAGCACCATTCTGTGAAATAAATTCTGTCTGAGGATAAGATCCTGGTGTATAACTTCTAGAACTTGGTTGAATATTAGGAAAAGATTGATAAGTTTGAAATGACATAATTATACAATTTCATTATTATTATATTGCAATATTGCTAATCTACCGTCTAATTGTGAATTGCTTGAGTGAAATAAAGGAGCATGACTTGCTGAAATATTAATTAAACCATCTTCTGCGTAAGATATAGATTCAATCTTGTAAACACGATCAGAAGCAGATGTATCTGGTACTGTAAATACACATCCCCGTAAATCAAAATTAGAAACCCTACCATTAGATATTTGTAAAGGTGTTGGATTAGACACAACAGCACTACCTGGCTTCCAAAATATTATATTTGTTCCATTTGTCACATTAATCTGTGACTGTATTTCTCCATCTTGTGTTATTACACCATTAGCAAAACGACTTGTATGACTAGCTTCTGAGTGTACTCTTATGTAATCTCCAGGACCAAGGTGCATCGCTGCTTGCGGTGTAGTGTCAAAACTAAGACCATGATCTACTTTATTTCTAACTTGCAAAGCATAATCTAAAAATTTTTGTGCATGAGTTTCACTTGTACAAAATAAAGACATATCAAAATTTTCTCTTGGATCGCTATCCAATGTTGTAATTAATCTTCTACTAATTACTTTAGCTTCAGGAAAACCATTTTCTTTTTCATGTCTATATGTAGCAAAACCTCTAAAGTCTTGTCTTTCTTCTGCACTTAAAAAACTAATCTGTAAATTTTTTGTATTACCATCAGTAAATAAAGCTTTTATAAATGGTTTCTGAGTTTTATCTATTAAAAAAGTATTTGGATCAAAAGGAACAGAGGGAAATAAAGAAAATCTACCACCTAATATTGTGAAATCTAATAAACAATATTGAGCATTTTGAAAAATAAATTCTCTTAAATTCTTTTCGTCAACAATTACACCATCCCAAAAAAATCCATTTGCTTTGCAAAACTTAGATGCTATTCTCATTCTTTCTTCATCAACAGATCTAACACCAATTAAATCACCTGCACCAATTAAAGGATCAGTTAATAAAGCAAAAACAATATCAGGAAATAAATTACTTGCACCTATTGAATTATCTATAAGATTTTTTATATGCAACCCTTCTTTAAAATAAACAGAAAGCTGACTAAAACTGGAAAATTCTTTACCACTATTTAATCTAAGACCCGCAACAGATAAGTCTGGATATTGCATTGCACTACCATATTGTTTAACCTGCTCATTAATGTAAACAATCTCATGTTCTGGTTGATCTAGATGACTTGGGTTTTCAGCCTCAAAAGTAATAAAATCAGCTATCGCACCATAGGGTAATAAATTTCTATTAGTTACAGCATTACCAATAGCACGACCATCAGATTCATCTCCCTGATTACTAGCTGGGTCAGGCCAAGGTTCTGTAACAAACTCTTGACTTGAAGTTATTACTTGAACACCATTTAAACCAGGGAAAGTTCCTACCGAAGGAATATTTACTGTTGAATTACTAGCATATCCTGTTCCTCCATTTGTTAAAAACCATGAATGACCACCAGTATCAAATTCTTGGATAGTAACTTTTGCTCCGCTTCCAGGCCCAGAAGCAGTTGATAAAGATACATTAGTGTGTGTACTGATAACAGTTGCACCTGTTTGTGATAAAGCTTCCCTTATGATATTATGTTCGGTCCATGCTATATCATCATCCTCTTGATTCTGCCTAAATACTCCAACACGATACCTTTCATTACTATCAGTAAAAAACATTTCACTTATATCAGTATTAATTGGAAAAGTTACTTGACGAAGTAACTCTTCATCAAAATAAAAATTTACAATTATTTCATCACTAAATGGTAATTCAAATGCTGTAGGGTCAAATATTTGTGTAAAATTATCACCATCAAAAATATCTTCTTGTATTGTCCATTCTTGAGTTCCGCTACCAACATTACCAACACTGTTTTGACTTAAACCTACTACTTGTGAAGTTTGTTCAGGAACAGTACCTAAATACCATTCAGAATTAGATGCATCACCTTTTGTAAGTTTTACATCAAATCCAGAATAATTTATTGAAAATCCCAATGTATTATTATTAAAACTCTGCAAAGTACCATCTGAAGTTAATAAACGTATTTTCTTATCAAGACTTAAGTTATCTACATAATTTCTCTTAACTTCATTACCTGGATATGGTAAAAACCTAAATTCATATTGATCTTTTGGATGAGTTATTCTTATGAAATTATATTGAAACTGTGGTGTCCTACCTTTAATCGCAAAAGGTTTACCATCATCTATAGTTATAAAATCTTCAGTAGTATTGGCTCTTCTTGCTTGCAATCTGAAAAAACTATATCTTGTTACATACTTGTTTAGTGCTCCTAACGTAATATTTCCATTATCATCTTGATAAGTTTCTAATGTGCCAGTTGGATTTGAATAACTAAAACCTCCTGGATGACTATTAACATTAGGAAAACCTGTAATTTGTTTAAATACTTTTGACTTTAAACCTATTTCTGTAACATCACACTCTCTATTATTGGAAATAGTAGCTATAGAAACTCTTTGTAACGTGTTCATTTCCCACGCAGCTTTTGTCCTTTCTTTTAAATGATCATTACTGCCCAGTATGTCTAATTGCGAAATACTGTCAGCACCAAGATCAGTAATTAAAAAATTAAAACTTTTAAAAGTATTTTCTCTCCATAATGAGTTTGGTTCAATATCTGCACATGTTCCTATTGCTGAACCAATTAAAAAAGAATCTCCTTTTGAAATATTATCGTCTATTCTTTCTCTATCGGAATCAAGTGCAGTTTTAACATCTTGCAATCCCCAAGGATTAAAATCTCCTGGAACATCATTAATTGGATTAAATGGACCAATTTTATATTGAACCACATCATTTTTATTTAAGGTCAATCGTCCTCCTACCTCAATATTATTGATCCTCATAAAACCTGCATACCTAGGATAATAGTTAGCAATTTTTTTTCTTTTTTTTGTAATGTCATCTTTATTACTTGCATCTTTTGCTTTCAAGATTAATTCATAAGGCAATTGAAATCTCATCATGTTTGGCATTGGAGCGTAACAACCAAATCTTGTTTGAGTAGTAGGAGTTCTTACTCCACAAAAGATTTTATTGTTAAAAGTATTGTCTTCATCCCAATCAACACTAAATACATCATTAGTAACATTATTATTTCTATCTTTTTCTCTAGCTAAAGTTCCATTTGGATATTTATCTGTTTCTAATAATCTATTGTTAGTGCTTAATTGACTTTTATAGTACAAAGCTAATTTTGAATTTGTATAATTTTTTAAAAGTAAATCACCAATCGCATATCCTTCAAAGTCAGGTTTAGTAGGAATTTTTGCACTTGAAAGCATAAAAACAGCTTTTAATTGTTGAAACGTACCAAGGCTTTTTAATTGTGACCAAATCAATTTGCTATTAATTCTGACACCACCAATATTTTTAGAATTATCTCTTTTAGTAAAAATTAAAGGAATAGTTTCACCAAGAGTAGCGAGTTCTTGTAGAGAATTAAAACTCGATAAAGGTGCAAATCTTCTCGATGCTTGTGAACCTTCAGTTTGTAAACTTGCAGGAGTTTTAGGTGCTTTTGGTTTTGGTGCTAAAGCTGAAGAAATATATGTTAAAGCAACCCCAATTGCAACCATTCCATAAAAACCAATACTTACACTACCAATAACGAAAGGTGCTATAGCCACAGGTGGCATATTAACAATATCTGGAATTAAATCATATCCTTTTCTTCTTTTTCCATTAACTGATTCAGCTAAATAAATAAACTGCCAATACTCTTCTTCTGTAATACCTAAAGCTTCACAAAGTTGGACTTCATAGGGTAATAACGCTCTACGACCTCCAAATATCCTAGAGGACTCCATCTTACCTCCGACTCTCCGCAACTCAGCCATCCTTCTTCCCAATAAACAGCAAGTCCAAAACCTTCATTTGATTTACATAATCCAACTGTACCTATCTTACTTTGTTCTGTTGGTTTTCCCCATTTATTAAGTTCTTCTTTGAATATTTGATACTCTCTCTTACGAAATCTTTTATACCAATCTCTTGTTGGATCTGGTGTTTTAATTCCATAACTAGCTAATACCGTTTTAGCTAAAGATAAACAATCAGCAGCACCATGTTTGACAGGATCAGCACCTAAACGATATGGCATGCCAATGAGATGTACAGGTTTCATCTGTTTTGTATGTCTCCTGTAACGGGTAGTGCTCCAACAATATCTGAAGTCAACCTTCTATTAGGAGCCGTAGTACCAACAGCATCTATGGAACTACTTAACATTACTTCAATAGTTTCTGAGTCATAAGACAAAGAAGTTACTAACCAATTGTCTCTAGTTAAAAAATTATTTCCATAAATTAATTGAGGAGTCATAGTAATTGGATCAACTTTTGAAACAAAAACCTCAATACTATATTTATTAAATACAGCTTCTTGCGCCTGATTCATAGAAACTTGATTATTAGCAAGTATCAAAGCAGCTTCTAAATTATCTCCTGATTTATTTTTAGCAGCACCTTGATAAATAAAATTTAAAAATAAATAATTAGCAGTAAAAAGATCACCAGTAAACCGAACTGATATTTTGCTTTCATTGAGGTTATCAGGATTTTGCTTCCCGTTTTGAAAACGATTGACGACATTATTATTTTTATCAAAAATTTTGATAAACGTAGTAATAGCAGTAAGACTCATATACCTATCTTAGATCTGGAACTTCTTGAATTTTTGAGAGTATTTAATGTTTTTGACTGTCCTAAAGTAGCACCTTGTTTTGCAGCAGCATTTATTATCTGCGGAACAGAAGATTTTGGAACGTATTCATCTCCATTAAAGTTAAGGACAGGGCCAGTGTATTCAACGATTGTATTACCAGAAGAACCTGCGACACTACCAGACTCACCAGAACCCCCTGGAATAACAGCACCACCTCTAGCACCT